GCCTCTCGAAAGAGGGGCGCTGAGGCTAGTCAATAAAGGCTCTTTCAAGCCTCTGCCTTTAGGCAGGGGTTATTGACCTCAGTGCGTCCTTCCATGCCCTTACCGCCTTCGCCAAAATGAGTGCGATAAGACTGATTCCCAAACCGAAGAAGACCGCGTAAGTTCCCACTGCTTGCCACGTCAAATCCTCGACCATCATCAACTCCCCAAGTCGCAAAGCGACGATCAAGTTTGATAAAATACACTCCATAGACACCCATACCAATCAGTCTATATATCCGAAGCCGATCAGTCGCCACAACTGACCGGCTTTTCCTTTTTCTCTACTAGTACACCTTATATCGCCAGGGCACCCTCGCCTAAGAAAAGCCTGGCTTCGGACTGGCGACGACGGGTCAAGCCGGGAAGCCGAACGCCGTTCGCCTTGTCGATGTCAAGGAACTCGTGAGCCGCGGTCTCGACATCCCCTGCGTTTAGTGCTCTCATCAACTTCGGACACTGGTGAACGACGTAGCTCACGCCCACGTTAAAAGCCAGACTCACCAATGCCACGAACTGCCCTTCAGTCACGTGAACATTGACGAAAGGCGCAAGCCCTCGCTTGACATCCTCGAGGTCCTGCCGAAGCAGCTCCCTCGATTGCTCATAGGTAATTTCGTCATGCTCCGTCACGTCCTTCGTGTGACCGACGCCGATTGTCCAAATGTCGGCGGGGCACTTGTACGCAGTCAGCTTGCAGCCCTCCCACGCCTCGATGAAGTCCATCGCGGACTCCACTGAATACTCTCCAAAATTCTTCATTTCAAATCCTCCTTCGTCACACCGAGCCTCTTCCGCACAACCACCTCAATCAGCTTGAGGAGTTGCGTACCTCCCCATCCAGCCATGCCGGAGAGGGCACCGCACAGCCCATGAGGGAAGCCCTCGTAAACCATCACCTCGTAGCAAATTGCGCCGCAGGCTGCGGAGATCAAACCGTTGAGAAAAAAGTCCCTCCATGTGAACGGTCTTCCCTCCTGGACCATTGCGAGGTACTTCAGCAGGCCGCACAAGCCGGCGAAACCCGTCGACGCCGCCATAGCCTGCAATTCGTTTATCACTTCCTTTTCGGGCATTCTCACCTCCACCAGTAAGTCGCTACGCAAACGCCTGCGCAGACAATGACGGGAAAGAGAAGATCAAGCTTCGCGTCCAAGGACCACTTGCGAACATCGAAGCCGCTCCACCACGGCGGCGTGCCTGCCTTTCTCTCGGCCTGCGCTACCTCTCTGCCAAAGTAGAAGCCCACAGCAAAGAGACCGCCCATTACGACCGCAGATAAAAGATCAGCCCCGAGGGCAGTTGCCATCAGGGCCGTCATCATCTGAGCCAGCAAAGCTAAGCCGGCATGAGCAAAATTACTTTCATTCATGGCAGACCTCCTCGAGCACAGGCCATTCAACCGTGAAAGGGAAGCCCTTCTGAACCGTGATATCGCGCAGTGCCTGACGGTACTTCTTGACCTCTTCAAGGCTCTTTGCCGTGATCGGATAGTCAGGCATCAGGAGGTAGTCCGTCTCAGAAAGCAGCTCATCACGCTTCAGACGAACCTCGGCCTCAGCCGCCTCCCGCTTCTCCTTCTCAGTCGGCTCAGGAATCTTCTCGACGTACCAACTTAGATCATTACCACGCGCCACGCGGTAGCCCTCTTCTTCGCCGAGGGTGCGAATCAAATTTCGAAGCTCGATGTCGTGGGTCGTCATCGAGTCGTGCGGGACCGACAGGCCGATGCACTCCGCAGCGCACGTCGGCTTCTTTTCCGTCGTCCACTTGCCATCGAGGCGCTTATAAAACACGGAGCCGTCGGGTTCACCCGTCCACGGGCAGACGTCAGTAGAGCTGGGGGCTTCGAGCCAGTCGCCGAAGTCATCGAGCATCCACACCGTCTCACCGAGGTAGTACCCGGCGGCGTCCCACTCATAAGCTGTTTTAAGGTTTGTTTCACTCATGGCTTTAACCTCAAAAAAAATTGCGGCTCTCACTCCGCAAGAAAAGAGATATGTCGTGACAGATAGTCACGGTTTGACTTTGCGCGTACATCCGTCCGGCACTAAGTCCTGGTGCCTGCGGATTTGCCACAAAGGCCGCGTCACCGATGTGACTCTTGGCCGGTGGCCGGAGATGGGTTTGAAGCAAGCGAGGCAAACGGCCCGTCAAAAGCGCAAGTCGCTCGGGCTGGATGACGCGCCGTTGGGCTATGTCTTTAGAGACGCCTACCGCCTGTGGTGTGACTTGAAGAAAGACCGGATCGTGTCGTACCGCGACGAAAAGCGAATGCTCGAACGTCATCTTCTGCCGTCGATCGGATCAAGGCAGTTGGACGAGATCACGGCTCCGCTCGTCATCCACGTGCTGAGGCCCGTACAGCAGTCGGGCAAGCAGGTGACACTCAAGCGCCTCGTCATGCGATGCCGCGAGATACTTGACCTTGCCGTATGCGCCGGATACATCCAGCACAACCCGATCGACAGACTGAATCGGATCTATGCATCGCCGACCGTTACGCCAATGCCATCCATTCCTTGGCAAGAGCTTGATCAAGCGATGAGCGTCATCTCCTACGCTCCAAGAAAGATTCAAATCGTCTTTCTCCTATCGCTGTGCTCGATGCTCAGACCGTGCGAGGTCGCAAAGCTTCGTTGGGACTGGATCGACGAAGACGTGCTTGTCATTCCGCCCGAAGAAATGAAAAAGAGGCGAGCGCATCGAGTGCCACTCACCTCTCAAATCCAAATGCTTCTTCATGAAGCCAAACAAATTTCCAAGCATCCGCGATCAGGGTTTATGTTCCCAGGTCGGGAAGGCTCCAAGCCCATGTCGTCTCAGACGCTTTCCAAGTACCTGCACACTACCGAGTTGCGTGGACGGCTCGTAGCCCACGGCCTTCGCTCAATCGCCCGCGGTTGGCTGGCGGATCACGATATGCCGTATGAGGCTTCCGAAGCTTGTCTTGCTCACCTGACGGGAAGTGCAGTCTCACGTGCGTACCAACGATCAGATTTCCTCGACGCAAGACGGGAGATCATGGCGCAGTGGAACGCGTACGTTTTTGACTGTGCCGTCAAAGCCGGCATCGTGCTTCAAACCACTTGATTTTCACTGAAAAGGCATTTGATTTACCTCCATTTTTGACTGTGCTCGGCTCAGTGTGCCAACCGGCACGAGCCGCGGCATCAGTCGAATGTTTTTCACCGCCCGGGCCTGACCGAACATAAGCGGTTCTTTCGTCGCAGTGTTCACGGGAAACGAAGTGTCTGGCGCGTTCTCTAGCGGTGGCACTGGCCGATCAAAGAACGGAACGGACTGGGACGGTCAGAAGATCAACTTCTCGGCGTCCTCGTCTTCTGGCATCTACGGCAAGTCAAGTAGCGTTCAACCTACCTCGATCCGTTGCTTGGCAATCATCAAAACTTGATGATCGCAAGCGCCCGGAGAGACGGCGGCTGTACTGTCGATGACCCACCGTAGAGTGCAGAGCACCGAGAGGCATTGAAGCTACGAAGGTCTTCATAGTCGCCTTCGTTAGACAAGCCGCCATCAATCCGACCTTTCCCGTCGTTCGCGAAAGCCCCCGAGTTCTTGGTTCGCTTGTCAGGCGAGCCTTGCGCGCGAAATTGGCCCGTGATGTTCGGTAACCCCGCTTCGACCGTTTCGCCGACCTCAGAAGTTGTCGTCGTCATCTCCAGGAATCGGCGATGAGCGTTCGGCAAGTTGAACGTTGTCTTTCCGTCGCCCTCACCGTGGCGAGTACCCAGCACAGCGAACAAGGCCGCATACGTCGTGCGGCTCACAGCCGCACCGTTGCAGACAAGATACCCAGAAGGCACATTCGTGCCATCGAAAGGCAGGATCGTGCCCGTAGGAACGGCGGCCTGAACGAGGTCGCGAACCCACTTCGTTGTGGCGGCGGAGTAGTCATTGCTATCCGCGCCCGGGTGATGGGACACCATAGTTTCGGCGACGTACTCGCCGCCAATCAGACGCCAACGAGCAGTGATACCGCAGAACGTTTCGCCTGTTGCATTCGCAGGACTGTTGACGCCCATCTGGATGTATGTCATGCCGTCAGTGCGTCTAGAGAACTCGATCTTCGCCAAGCGGTTCTTTGCGTTTTCAATGCCGTTTTTGTCGTAGAACGGAATGTACAGGTACTGGTTCGAAGACGGATTCGCCCCGCGCTCAATGTTTCCGCTCTGGAGGACATACGGCGAGTTGTGCCAATGGCCGCCCGCGATATCAGGGTAGAACCGAGAAGGGAAACGGACGTCGCCACCATTTGTGATGGTGAATTTTCTGACCTCTGCTTCATTCATGTTTTGAGCATTGGTCGCAATCACGACGTTGTTATCGGCAACAAGCACGATATCTTCGTCGGCTCGTTTCAAACTTCTACGGAACGCCTTGGTTGTCTCAGGGTTAGCCCCACTTTCACCGGAACAGATGAACGTCCCTTGATTCCCGCCTGCAAGAACAAAGTCCTCTTGACCGCTGATCTCTGCTTCAGCATCTTCGAGATAGGCAACATTTCTATATCCCAAACCCTTCAGACGCAGCATGCCGCCAATCGTCAGGTCGTTTTGCACAAACATCCTGCCCGTTTCGTCAAGCGTCAACGTCCAGTCCGACGTATTGGTTCCCGCCGCCTTGGCTTCTTTGGAAAGAAAGTCAATGCGGAACGCGTTTTTGTAGCCCGACAAAACGAAGGAGCCTTCGCTAGTGGATTCGTACTGCCAAAGCGGAACAAACGCGCCGTTCTTCCCCGTGCCGTTGATGATCGTACCGCCATTTGCGGCACCAACGAAAGAATTTTCACCGTTGACGGAACTCTTGATCGTCCCCGTCATGGTGTTCATGCCGTCGAGCTTCAGCCATTGGCCGTTACCCCAACCCGCCGTGACGATTTCTGTGCCGTTTGAGCCTTTAGGAGTTGCGGGAGCGGTCGAGTACGGTGTCAAAGCACCGCCATAGTCTTTCCATCCGACGAGGATTTGCGCTCGTTCGTCTGTGCCTGCGGCGTTCTTGCAGGCGTACATTTTGATGTCCGTGGCACCATCGCTTCGCACGACCTGCTCAATCGCCCCGATCACATTTGTCTTTGCATTACCTGCGCCGCCCGTTCCGTCGCGGAACCACAACTGACGAAATACGCTTTTGCTAGGCGTTGTACCCTTGACGACATCCGGCATCTCGGCGATGAATCTGCCGTCTTTCGCCGCGAATTCCAAAGCACGAACGCTCTCGTCGTTCTCGGAGAGCAGGATCGTCTTCCACGCCTCCCATTCTCCGCTCATGTTACGCGAACGAATTTTCGGGCAGAAAAATCTCGACGTCGCGTTATAAATCGGGAATACGACCTGCGTGACTTGTACGGCAGTCTTTTGGCTAAAGACAATCATCTTCGCGGCATAGCCCGGACCGTTCACCGCACCATCTAAGGTGCAATGGTAGAAACCCGAAGCCGTGATCGTGTTGTAATCAGGATTAGCTACGTACTTCACACCGTCTTGTTCGTAGTTCGGAACAGTAACAGCGCCCGAAGCGTTGGCAGTAAATCCATTTACCGTTAGGACAACGTTCTTTCCACCAACAACCGCGCTCCCCTTTACCGTAAGAGTGCCGCCAACCGAGGCATTCCCCGTCGTTGTGATAGTCGATGCACTGATGTCAGTCGCAGACATAGCTTTTGCAGTCGTCTTGCCGGCGACGGTCAGAGTGCTTTTCAGATTAGTCGTACCCGTTACGTCCATCGTTCCACTAACCGACGCACTCGCGAGAGACGCCCCCCCCTTGACAGTCAGCGTGCCGCCCGCGGTAAGGGCCCCGCCGGCAGAGATGGAGCCAGTGGCGGACACGCCTCCGGCCACAGTCATTCCTGCAGGCACAGCGTATCCCGTCAGAGCGGCGAGCGACTGCGCAGCGCTCTCAGGCGCGTTGGACGCACCAGTTCGAATGATTTTGCCTGCCGACTGATCGGCGACCAGAGTCTTCCAGGTACCGTCTGCGACAGCAACCTTGTCCGCAGGCATTTCGCCGACAGTCATGAACTCGGACGAAAAAAAAGCGCGTTCAGACGCGCTGTAGTAGTAAGCCATACCTATCTCCTAGAAGCCAACCGCAAGCCAAGCGACATTCGCCCCGCCGTTGCCGTCGTGCACAAGATCAAAGTTCCCTCGCGTCCGAGACTTCACGGACACGGCTAATGGAAGCGTCTCTGTCGACTCAGCAAGCACGACAGAGCACTTCTTCGGGAAAGCGACCGGGAAGAGAAGCTTCGTCGAGCCGTCTCGCGCTACCAAGCCCTTTCCCCACTGGATGATCAGACCGTTCGGCAAACGCTGATAGCCTGAGTCTTCGTGCGACTTCTGGAAAGCCGAAAGAAGAGCAAGCGGCGTAATCGCTTTCGAGTTGTCCTTGCCTGCGACCACCTCTGCTTGAGTCGCAAGCTTGATCAAGCCTGTGCGGCTCGTCGTTGCCGTACGCCTCGACAGCGTGGACGGAGTCACGACACAAGAAGCATCCGTACCTGCGCTCACCTCCGCGTCTGTCGCAAGCTCGACCACGCCAAGTGTCGACGTCGTGGCCGGCGGATTGTGGAAGTTCGTATCGCCAAAAACGATGCTCGTCGCATCAAAAGCAGAGGCGATGATGTCCACAGCAAGCAGCGACTGAGACTGCGAAGCCTTCTGCAAAATCGGAATCGTCTGCGAGTAGACCGCAAAGAGCGTTCCCTTGTCGGTAAAAAGACCAATTTCGTAGACGGTGTAGCTGTCTGCGCTTGCGTCCAGGGCCGTGACATGAATCGTCTGATCCCCGACCGCGCCGCCTGATAGAGGGCTCAAGCGCTTGAACTCTTTCTTCAGCGCGGTCTGGCTATCCGTTGCCGTGTATTGACCCGTTCCGTAACCGATTTCCTTAATCAGAACAGGAGCCGTACCGTTGTGCTCTGCATTGATGATTTCTGCCAGACCTGCCGCGGTGATCACGATGGTGTCTGTAGGTTTTGCCATAGTTCTACTCCTAAGCGTTTAGCGCCTGCGCCACTGCAGCCTTAACTGCGCCGTCGATGGCGGCCTTGAGCGCGGCCGGCGTTATGAAAACATTCATCGCCACACCTGCGATCGCCTCCTCGTTGCTTGCCTTCAGCCCGGCAAGCGCAGCAGGCGTCAAAAACTTTTTGTTTTCCGTTCCAACCTTAGCTTCCGCGACCGTGCAAGCCCTTTCGTCGACGAGCGTCTTTGCCGTTGCAGGCGTCACGGCCGCGTCCGAAACAACGCCTTCAGCGGCCTCGGTCGGCGATGCGATGCGAATCGCACCTGCGGTGTCTTCAGCCGCAATCGGCACGATACCGACAAGCGAATCTGCAAGCTGTTTTGGCGTAACGGCCTTGTCCGTTGCAGTACCGGCGCGGATGTCTTCGTCACTAGCAACTTGAATCAAGCCTCGTCGAGACACGTTCGCCTCAAGCGTACGAATACTCTTGGGCGTTATGAACGAAGTATCGTTCGTTCCTGCGTCAACAGCTTCCGTTGTCGATTTGTAGGTCGAGAGAAGCGCGGCCTTCATCGTTGCAGGCGTGATCGCCTTTACCGCGTCCGTTCCGGTCTTCGCTTCAGCATCCGACGCAAGCCGGATAATCCCAGTTCGCGCAGTCGTAGCCGTTCGCTTCGACAGCCCATTAGGTGTCACAACTCGGAGCGTATCCGTGCCGGCGATCACTTCATCAGCTGTTGCGAGCTCAACAATACCCGGGCGAATTGTTGTTCCTGCTGTGAACTGATACGTCACGTCGCCGAACGTAATCGCCTTGGCCTCCGCTCCGACAATCTTCAAGTCAAACGCGAGAAGTGCAGTGGCGGCCGCAGTCTTCTGGATGATCGGCGTCGTCTGAGAAGTCACGGCAAAGAGCGTACCGGTCGACGTAAAGATGCCGACCTCAAAAGCCTCATACGTCACAGCGTCGGCATCACGTGCAGCGACATGAATCGCGTTATCTCCTGCCTGACCGCCTTCGATGATTCGAAGAGTCTTGATCTGACTCTGCAACGCCGTCTGCGCCTTCGTCGGCGTGTACTTGCCTGAGCCTATGCCGATATGCGTCAGCTCTACGGCGTTTGTCCCAGTTTCAGAGACGTTGATCAGCGCCTGAAGCCCTGCCGTTGTCAACACAAAATCCATCGTTTACTCCTATTTCGCTACGCCGATAAAGCAATGCTCAGTCAGCGTTCTAAACGCAAGACTCACGTCCAGCGTCGATATGTACTCGGTGTTTGTCATCAGCTCTGACCTGATACGCGCATACGCCACCGGGCGCACGGAGCCGTGCCACCCGATTCGGCCAAGGAGGTTCTTGACGACAACGAAGTCAAAGTGCGATCGCACAGGCTTTGCGTCATTGATCAGAGCGATCAAGTCTTCCTGCATCTCGCTCTCCAGCGTCCCGTCGATCTGGCCGAGGGAGGCATAGATCGTGAAGGTGTGCGGCGTGCCTTTCGGCGTCTGCTCCCACCATTCCTTGATCGTCGCCGCAGAACCAAGAGCCTCAACAGCCTCCTCAACGGCCTTTCGCGTTCCCTTCTTTCGCTTCTCCTGAACAACCTGTTTGACGATCGAACGCTTCAACTCGATCGGCCACGAGTCGCGCCAGACACTTGCGTCCCACGAGTACGCAAGATGATCAAGCTGATCAAACGTCAGCTTGTCGATACTCACGTAGATCGACGGGAGATCGAGGACATTCGTCATCTCGAGGAGCGGAACATCGAGCGCCTTTGCCGCTGACGATACGTCGGGATCTTTGGAGATCGAATCGGGAACGACGTCAAGCAAGCCGCTTTCTACGAGTTCCTTACTCATCCTTCAACCCCTTGTAGTTAATCTGTACCCCCGTACACTGGGCGACCTGACTCCTCGTCAAAGCCTTAAAGCCGGTAGGCTGCATCGTCGTGTCGATGCGGCAAGCGCCGGCGGACACAACCAGCTGAGTCAGTTTTTCAGGCGTTATGTCTCGACCAATCTTCGACTGCTGCCAAGTCCGATACGCCTCAACGGCCTTCTCGACCGACGCCTTGATCTCTGCGGCCTTGTACTGATCTTCTTTCGAAATCCAGTAGTCGACCTGAATCTCATAGTTCACAGCGGCGGGCGAAAGCACTCGGACATAGTCTGTCAGCGGCCGAATCTCGCCATCGCGCAACCTGGCTTCGATCTGCTCGAGCGTCTCGCGAGATGGAAGCTCACCGCCCTTAAGAAGCGCATAGACGTCCACCTGTCCGGGCGTCGGCGAGTCAATGCATACGTCGATGATGGCCGAGCTCACGCTCTTCGCATGGAAGATATACGCCTTCTCCGGTCCCGCGACGCTGAACGAATTTGGCGCTAGGCGGATGCGGTTCGCATAGTCAAGGTCACTCTCGGCGGATGCGCCGCCAGACGTGATCGTGACGTTCTCGGCCGATGCGACGAAAGTCTGCGGCTTGACGATGACGTTGATCTGTCCGGCCAAGAAGTCGTTGCCGGCAGGACCGGAGCTCGTACACTCCGCCTGCACGTCACCAGTCAAAGATCCGACAGGGATATCCAGATCCTGAGTAGTAGCAAACGTCACCGTGCCGTTTGTCACCTCAGTGCCGGATGGAATTGTCACGACCTCGCCTAGCGCTCGCGAAAGCGTGAATCGCATTGTCGTCACGGCCTTGCTCTCCGCCAAACGCTCAACGTTCAGCAGAAGCCCTAGCGCATCGAGATAGCTTCCTTGCGCATAGGACAACAAGTTCTGCTTCGCGGCCGCGTCAATTGCGCTTCTCTGCGTCACGATAATGGCCGTGAGTGACAAAAGAAAAAGGCGAACAGGATCACCCGCCGCCAATGTTCTTCCGCTGGCCTTCTCGAATGCGGTGATGATTTCAGCCTCTAGCGCCGTCGCATCCGTCGTCAGAAAACTGATGTCCTTCAGCCCCCATCTGGGCAATGTTTCTGCCATCACTCACCTCCTATTTGTACAGTCACGATCGGCTTCAGCACGCCGTCCATTGCGCCTTCAACATCCTCTGCGAAATCAACGCTGGTCACCTTTGCTCTCGGCTCATATCGCTCAATGGCGTCTATCACCTCAGAACGCATCAGCATCTTTGCAGCGGGAAGCGACTGGTCTACGTTGTCCCACGAAATACCGAAGTCGCGGTCGAGCGGAACGGAACCCTTGCGCGTAGCAAGAATTGTTCGAACGTTCTGCAGGATCTCCATCACGCCTTCTGGCGCAAAGTCAACGTCAATGCTTTGCTGACCTACTCGATACTTAGCCATCACCGACCTCCTTGAGCGTGATCGTCACGGATCCGCTAACGGGGATGCCGAGATTCGTATGTTCCTTGCGGTCTTCCGAAACGGACTCAATGACAAACTTGCCCAAGTAGTCCGGGCCGATCAAAAGCCGCTGCGCTTCCTTCTTCTCCATCAGCATCTGCAACCCCTTCAGAACCGCAATCGGCGGCATACCGAGAAGCGAGTTGAGTTGAATCGTGAAGCTCACCGACGCTAGACCTGGTCCGACATATTCGACAACCGGCTTCTTACCTATCACTTCGTGCGTAGCCCACCGCGTCGAACGCTCGACCTTCAAGTCTTTGAAAGTCAAACAGACGGCCGAGGAGGTCACGAACGGAATATTTCCAAACAGCCCAGTCACACCAGCCATAGCGCCTCCGACACCTCGTAGGCATATGCCAGAGTCCAAAAAGCAAAGCATGTGGCGACAAGCACTAGCACTACACTCATGGACAACGCGAACGCCCATCGCAAAATCTTGATTTCCATCGTCGGCCTTTCCTTTTGAAACAGCTTCCCCATGAACTGGAAGAAGTTTTGCGGTAAAATATCTTTTATTGATCTTTCATACCTTTCGATCAAAAAAAGCCCCACGAGGATCTCCCGTCCCGTGGGGTTTGTCTTTTTGTGCTCGCCTTGTCAGTGCGGACCGCTCGTTTCACCGTGCGGAGCAGTGTGAGTGTGAGACATCACGCTGATGCCGCCCGCGACGACATCCTGCGAGGCATTCATGGAGCCGATCAGCTCGATGTTGCCCGTAGCCTTGACGCCTGAACCGCCCGTCACCGTGAAGCCTCCCGAGCCGGAAATCAAGCCCGAAACCGTGAGCGTCTTCTGGATGATCACATCACCAGTAAACGTCGACTTCGGAGAGTTGAAGGTGATCGAGCTGGAGGCGTTCACAACCGCGTCGGTACAGTTGACCGTGATCGTATCTGGCACGGTAATCGTTCCCGTTTTGCGGTTGTAAACAATCTCCGTTCCCTCAATCGTCATCGCCAGCTCGTGCGCTTCTCGGTCGTAGCTGAATCGCGTCCCGTCCTTGAAAACAACCGTTCGCTTCTCAGGACTGGACTCAGGCGGCGTAATCTCACCCGCGTAGAAAGAGCCGAGAACAATACCGTCCTCTTCACCTCCACGTCGAAATGCGACCACAACATCTTCACCAATGTCCGGAAGCTGATAGTCGTGATTGTCATACGTGCACCTCTGCATGACCGGCAGGTCATAAGAGTTCAAGCTGTCGTCGTCATCAAAGACAACACGGCAAGTGCAGGCGACCGGGTCGATCGAGACGACTTCACCGATTCTGATAGTGTCGGTTTCCATCACTCACCTCAATACTTGTTATTCACGCGGCGGACGTTAATCGTCGTCACGTAGCCGGACTCGCTCACGCTGTGCGAGGCGGACTCGATGAAGAAGTTTCCATCGAAGCTTCCGAAGCCCCTCACCTCGATCACGATGCCGGCCACAAGCCGCGTATCTCCGACGAGCGTCATCGAGCCGGTGACGCTTCGCAGATTCAGGCGTCGAAGCGTAGCCTTCGCCACACGCTCGGCCTCAGCCCTTGAAGTCACGCGCTTTTTCAGCTTGTACTCCTGGCCGTTGGCATCGGCATCCGGATCGACATAGACATACGTATTGACCGCAGGGTTCTTCGACGCATTTGAGTCGTCGATCTTTTCAAGGTCGATGTTGTACTTCGCCGGCGGCTTATCCGAAGGCTTTTCCAAGTCAAGGTTGTAGCCGCCCGCGGACTTGCGCTTCTTCTTTTTGATGTCTCGCCAAGAAACAACGCAGCTCTTATACGTGTCCGATTGAGTCGTCTGGAAATCCCAAGACAGGACATCCGACACACCAAGCTCTACCTCGCAGGCAGGCTCCATCTTCTCGTAGCGCGACTGATCGAAGATCACGATCGTGTCATCAGTAACCTTGATCGACAACCCCGCGTCCTGACAGAGACGCGACAGAAAAGCGAGATCGCTCTCTTCCTTCTGGTCAAGTCGGTCATACTCTGGATCCTCCTCAACTTCGAAGTAGAAATAGATCTCCGCCTTCGCCGCAATCTCCTTCAAAATGCCTTTGAGCGTGTAGTTCTCCCAAGCCTTCGTCACCAGTCGGCGGCGAATCGGAGCCTTCAACGGGATCGACACGGCACGTATTTCGCAAACTCTCGGAGAGCCGCTAACCCGCATCGAGTCGACGTAAAACTTCCCACAGAAAAGCTTCGGACAGGTCGAACCTTTGATGTAGGCCCGAATCGTCTCACCGCCGTCTGGCTTCCAAGAACCTGCCCACTTGCCCTTCTCGTCCTTGACCGTCAGCGAGATTTCATCCGCCTGATCCGCCTCCCTGTCGTCATACGAAAAGGAGAGAAGATCAGGCATGATGTCGCTCGTCGCGTCAGTCTTTGACTCAGTGAAGAGCAAAGTAAGTTTTGTCTCTCGAGGATCAGTCATGCTTCAACCTCTTCCAAGCAGGCAAGCCCTCATCACTTGTCGGCGATACGTCAACCTCGGGAACCGAGAGGACAATGCCCGCAGAGAAGATGACGACTTTCCTGTACTGGACGTTTGCGGCGATTAGCTTGTCGATGTAGTGCTCATCACCGTAGACCTTCTTGGAGATGATGTCCCACGTGTCCATAGAGACAGTCGTATATGACTTCATCATTCCTCCTTAAGCGAAAGACAAGCGGGAGCGATTCCGCATCAGCTGATCGAACTCGCGTTCAAACGATCTGCGGCCTTCGTCAAGCGCCCGCTTCACGTCGGCATACGTATCCGCACTTCCGCCGGTGACGTTAATCACGGGCGAGAAGTTGACAACGGTAGAGCTACTGGATGTTGCGGCATCAAGCTTCGAGAGCGGCATCACGGCCTCAGGCTCTCGGCCTTCACCAATCATCGCAAGCGTAGGAGATGACACAACGCCACCGTCGGCGAGTTGAGGAATCTCAGGGATGTTGAACCCAACAGTCCCACCGCCAAGCATCGTCGGTAGCTCAATGCTCAGTCCGTTCAGCTTTGACAGAGCATCGTTTACAAGCCCGATTACGCTGTTAATCGGTGCCTTGATCAACCCGCTCAGCCCGCCGAAGATTTGAGCGAACGAATCTTGAACGCGCTGCCATACAGAACCCCACTTGGTAAGAAAGATTCCGTCGATCCACCCGACCAGTTGTTCAAACTTTTCCTGCCCCATTACAAAGTTTTTTTGAATACCAGAAAAAGCTAACTGAACAACCTTCGAGATACCAGGAAACTTTTGAGTAAACGCCGTTTGAAGGGCATCCACCTTCTCTTTAACAACATCAAAGTTTTTGTACAGCGCAACGCCACCCGCTACAAGCCCAGCCAACGCGGTCACAGCCAGGCCGACCGGATTGGTAAACGCAAACCACAAAGCGCCACCAAACAGCTTGATAAGCACCGTCGAAGCCTCAATTGCCGTGCTTGTGGCAACACAGGCCGCACGCCAAGCCAACATCGCTACCCTGCTGGCACCCCATGCAATGCCCTTCAGCGTTTTTCCAGCAAACGAAAAAGCTCCGCCGATAAGTCGCCCGGTCATTGCAAGAGCGTTTCCTACGACCATTGTCGTTTTCATGGCGAGAGAGCTGAACACACACAACCCGCGCCAGACATCCATCACTGCCGAGGCGGCATACATGACGCCCTTCAATGCAATGCCAGCGGTTACCAACCCGCCCAAAACAGCCGCACACTTCAAAACAGACTTAACCAACGCTGAGTTCTCTCGAACCCAAGAACCGGCCACTTCCGCAAGGTCGCCCATATAGAGCGCCGTTCTTCGAATCGGCCCCAAGAACTGATCGCCAAACGCTCGAGCAACGTAGTCCGCAGAGTTCTTCAGAAGGACCAGAGAATTAGACGTTGTTTTGGACCGAGCCTCAAACTCCTTTTCCATTGACCCCGCAGTATTGGCCTCATCGGCCACGTAATCGAAGTTCTTCTTCACAGCATCAAGGTTTTGAAGAAGAGGACCAAGAGCCTCACTGCCTGTTTCGCCAAACAGCACATTGAGGTACATCGTTCGCCTCTCTTCCGACAGGCCGTTCAAGCCCTCGAGAACCTTTACGATCGTTCCGGCGGCATCTTTTTGAAGATCCTTTTGCAACTGCTTTACATCAGGAATACCGATGTTGGCAAGCGCGGCCTGTTGCCTTTCTGAAAGCTGAGCACCCTTGGCAAGGGTTCCCATAAACGCCTTCATGCCAGTTGCAGCGGTCTCGCTCGATGCGCCTGATGCAATCAGCGACGCAGCCAATGCGGCAGTCTGCTTTTCGGAAAGGCCAGCTACCTTACCCAAAGCGCCATATCGCTGAACCGTATCGCCGATCTGGTTTGCAAGTGCAGCATTGTTGTTGCTCAACCCGTTGACCGCATCAGCGAGCGCGTATGTCTGCGACATCGTGAGCTTCATACCGCTTTGCCACTTCGCCATCATCGTGCCCGCTTGTTCTGCTGTCATGTCGAAGGCGACAGCCATCTTTGCCGCCTGCTCAGTAAAGCCGAGAAGCTCATCTTGAGCAACGCCTGCCCCCGCGGCCGCGGCGGCAATCTGTGCCAAACCGTCTGCGCTCATCGGAATGGTCAAGCTCATTTTCTCGAGCTTTCTCTGCATCTCAGCCAAACCTTCAGGCGTGAAGTCAGATACTTTAGCCAAATCAGCCATTGCATCTTCCATCTTCATTGACGCCTGAACCGGTCCTTCAATGGCGGATTTCACGGACGAAACTGCACCACCAACGGCCCTAAACGAGCCTATGGCCATGGTAATTTTCCCTGAGGCCGCATCAAAGTTCTTAAAGGCGTTTTGCTGGCGCTTGATCTTCTCTTTGGTTTCGTCTATTTGGCCTGCAAGTGACTTTTGGCTTTCCTCTAGAGCCTCGATTGTCTTAGACGCGGCTCTAGCATCAACTGGCAGGCCCTTTAGCACCCGCTTTTCGTGCTCCAGCTTAACTTCGCATTGCTTTACAGCCTCGCTCGCCTTTAGATGCGCGGCTGCCATCTTCTTTGTCGGAACACCAACTTGCGAAATCGAACTTTCAAGAGCATCCAGTTTTTTCTTTGCCTCTTGATAAGTCGACAAAGCACCCTTTACAGCTTTTCGTTGCTTGAGGAAAGCGCCAGTCTTAGACGCCTCAGCTTCGAGAGAAGCCATTGTGGCGGACAGCTCCTGAATCGTTCCGCCAGCGAAGCGAAAAGCCTGAGGGAATGTCGAAGATAGCTGGCTTGCCAACTTGAAAGTCAAACTGTGTTCAACCCCTGCCATTTTTTATTCCCCAATAAAAAAAGCCCGCCAATTTCTTGACGAGCTTCCAGTCCACAGACAGCGTTAGGCAATCATTCGAACAGCGCGAGAATCACCCCACACACAACTGACAAAACAACACTCAGGATGATGAGTTTCATGGCCCCAAGGTACCCCTTAACATAGCCAAGACCGGCTGTGCCAAGGAAATGCAACGCCATATCCCTTTCGAGATTGGTTTTGTCTTCGCGTTGCATGATTTCATCCAGTTCTTTAGTACGGCGATCGATAAATTTATCCATGGCGGCCCAGCGAAAACGCAATGATAATAATTCATTGTATCGCCGTTTACCCTTTTTGCCTACTCTCGCGTTCCTTCAAGTCCTGCTGTACCACGCGGTTCCAATGTCCAAGCTCCGTGATCGGCATTGACATCCAATCAAGAACAGACCCGCCCGCGTGTGACCGCAGGCGCAGGCAGACGAGCATCAACCGCTCCTCAACGTCAAACTTGCCGCCGAGGCCTACATGAGCAAAAAACTTGCAGTCATCGTAGACACAGCAAGGTAATCCTTTGCCGGCAGGCCTTCCATGAACTCGATCGGCAACTTGGCTGCCTTCGCGGCAAGATAGACGCAGAAATCAACGTCCGCTTGAAGAACGTTCGAGCTGGCAAAGTTTCCAGCACGGAAGAAGTCGCGCTTTGCCTGAGAAACCTCTCGCCCCGTAATGGCATCAAAGTCGATCTCAAGATCCTTATATTCCTTGCCTTCAAAGTTGTAAGGCTTCGAGAACGGAATCTTCATTTTTGCTTTTCCTTCAAGAAAAAGCCGGAAGAGCGAACCCTCCCGGCTATTCGTTTTTTTTAAGCGATACCAAGGTCCTGACGGACGGTTTCGAGCATGTCGTCGTCACCGAACTTGCAGACGTAGTTGAACTTATCGACCTCCATCACGCTCTTACCATCGATATAAAGGTTGAGGTAGGAGACTTCCAGTTCGGTCTCGCTGTCGGTCGTCGAACCCGTCTCAAAAGAGCCGAGATTAACGGACTTCGGAAGGGCCTTCAAAGCAAGGCGAACCGGTACAGTCTTGTAGACGCCGTTGGCGGCGTCGTAGACCTGCTGAGAGCCGCGGATGTCAAGGTTGTGAGCCTTGAAAGCCGCCAGCTTCACAGCGCAGGCTTCGATCGTGCGCCACTGGAGCGAGACCGTCATGGAGCCAAAGTGGCCCATGATCGGCGTCTCGATCTCACCAGCAATGCCAGCACCCGTAACCGTATCCGTCATCGGCTCGATCGTCGGGAGCGTGACGTTGGCAGTACCAAGAAGGTCATTGCCTTCGCCATAAACGCGGAAGGCAATCAAGCGTTCCGGCACATTATTCGTTCCAGCCATCTTTTACCTCCTTAAGCGTAAAGCGTGGTCAGGTTGTTCACGTCATACTCGAGAACGAAGTCGAGTTCGCGAGCCGGGGACGGCGGCGTGACATAAACGTGGAAGCTGAACTTACCGTCCATCATGTCGGTCAACGAGTTTTCAGACTCGAGGAACTCAACGCGGCCACCGAGAATGTACTGGCGAGCCGTTAGGCCATTGAGCCAGATATTGGCGGACGTGATGACGGTATCGATATGACGACGATTAGCAGGCGCATCAAGCTTCTGCCAGAAACTCTGCGTCAGCGTATTGCCGAGCCAGTTGAACATGCGACGGATGCAAATAAAGGCATCCTTCACATCAGTGCCGCTAGGATAGACAGCAGTGCGATTGCCCCAGCACTTCCAACCGCCGATGAAGTTGATCGCAGTCACGACGCCCTGACCATTCAGGTACTCGCCGTTATCGGGACCCAACCAGATCTCCGTACCATCCTCAAGGACAGCCGCGGTCATCTTGAAGTTTTTGTTCGAAGGAGAAACATACGGCGTGTCATCGTTGTCGGCGTCAACCTTGCCGAGAAGAGCGGCAAGCTGAGAACTCATGTGGTATGCCGTACCGTCAAGAGAAAGCATCGGCCAACAAGCAACCTGCATCGGATCGGTGATGTTGTTCGAGTTCTTCCACTGCGCAACAGACGTGTAGCTCTTGACGGAATCCGTCGGAATGTCGATGAGAGCGATAGCACGGAAGTAGCCGTTGATGTTGGACGCCTTGGCGGCCATCACAGCAGCGACCTCGGGCTTGCTCGAGAAGCCGGGAGCGGTAATCGTACCCGGCACAAGGCCGAAGCGCGGGAAGCACTCATCAACAAGTTCGAGGCCGGACTTCACGCCAGACACGTCGACGCCGCCGACGATTTCATCTGCATTGACAGCAGACGGGTCTACCTTGTCGGCAGAGAACGTGAGGCTTTCGCCAGTCGTGCACTTGAAGGTGCCGCCGGGCTCGGTAAGAGAAGCTACGACAAGGTTGCCGTCGCCGTCGAAAGACAAGACATAGTCCGTATCCTTGACGTAAGCAGAAGCAGAGGACGGGGTCAGCGTAACGGACTCAGGAAGAATGCCCGTTTCTTCAATCACGGCCTGCCCGGTCTTCGCATCAAGCGTCACGCTCGTAGTCATAGCGGTCTTCTTATGCTTCGTCGGGTCAAGGACGTTCACAAGGATGATCGGCGAAACGGCAAATAGGGAGAACTGCGCCTTGATCGCTTCGCAGAGCGTGAACTCATGCTTCTTGAGCGTGGGACCGGCTACAGCGGCAGGCGGCACATAACCCAAGGCGGCAACAGCTTCTTCATACGAGTATGCAAGAATCGGCTTGTTGACGCACTTCGGATCGGTCATATTGACCGGAGCCGTGCCGATTACGATCGGAATCGCCGCAGAGACTTCGACCGGAGGAAGCACCGAGGTCGGCACTTCGGAAACGATAACGCCATGTCGGTAAGCCATCGTTAAATCTCCTTAAAGATTTGTTTAGAAAGAGTGTTCAGAAGATCGCCCTGGACTTTGATTCGACGACGGGCGTCATGAAGCTTGTCCAGAGAAACAAAAAGTCCGCACAATGACGGACTCTTTTTTCGAAGTTCTTCGACGTTGGGCGGATACTTGCCCGTGAAAACCGTGTAGCGCTTCAGTACGCCTTGCGGCAAATCGGGACCGACGTAAATCGTCGGACTGACTTTGGCTTTTGCCATCAGAAATCCTCCATGACCGTGACTGGTGACCTAAAAAGCCATTCAGTCTCCATGTCAAGCTGATAGAAGGGGAAAGGCTGATCGGTCGGAAGCGTCCAAGTCACCTCGCCTCGAAGCTGATAGCGCCCGTCAAGGATCAACCCCGGCAAGGACATCAACTTGAGACGGATCCTTTCCATAACGTTCAAGCAATGCTCGTGACCTTCACGGGCGCCATCAAGCCCGTTTGGACAGTAAGCGCCAATGACCAGCACAACCGTTACCGTCGTCTGATCCTGAGTGCTCGAGCCTCGCTCGGCGCGAACCAGAACAAACGGGAAGTCGAGGGCTTCACCCGAACGCTTCGGCGGCAAGTAGTTGTTAATTACCTGCGGCTCTCGGAGTCCCGGCTCATCCTTCGGATCTTTCGGTTGCGTCGGAAGAAGCAAGTCCTTCACAGCGTCCTTCACCAATGCTCGGATTGCTTCACAAAGGTTGTTTTCAACCATGGGGGCTCCTACTTATCTTTGAGAACGGCAGAAATTTCCTTTTCCAACTGCTTGGCAAAGGCCGCCCCCATCTTTTCGCCAACCACCTCAACAACTGACTGATTCCCAACCATCTGAGGAACGGATGGACCAGTTGGCTTTTCAATCTGTTCAACCACCTTGCCCTTATGCCACCCACGGCTTGCCGTGATCTTGCGACCATTACGAGCAAAGATGTGATTGTTGAACTTGAACGCTCGACCTAACGAACTTTCTGCTCCACCTTTCTTGATGAAAACTCTTACAGGCTTCCTGTTAGCGCCAGTGGTGCTTTCATCACTCGGCTTATGCAGATAGTCACGCAACTCGTTTCGCTCGCCCGTACTGATCATCTGACCGTCAAGGCGCGTTCTTGTTGCTCGGTTAAAGGTAACCGTCTTCTTCACGTCGCGAGGGTCAATGTAGTACCGCTTGGCAACTTCTCGTCCAACCGTTGTTCGACCGGATGAAAGTGCCCGATTGATCGAGCGCATGAGTGCACGTTGAATGCCCCCTGGGACTCCCGCGAGCAAGGCCTGTGCACGATCAATCTCTTTCTCGTGACGCTTTCCGCCAAAGCTGAAAACGTATTTCATTGGCTCGCCTTCTCACAAAGGATCACCAGCACGCCGTCTTCGTCGGATACGGAACGGACGTAATACTCAAACCCGTCGATCGAGATGATTTCATCCTCAACAGGGACGGGCTGAATGTCCTCCGTACGTACATAGACGCGCAACTGGTTGATGAAAACACCGACGCGGCCCGGACCGTCGTCCTGAGTCATAACCTTGTCGAGCAAAGCTTTGACCCGTAGTCCGTCGATGTCATGCCATTCGGCGAAGATGTTCGGGTCAAGGAAGACGCTGTCGACGTCCGCTTTGAACTGCGACTTGTAGTCAATCATCAGAACCCACTCCCATGTCAGGAATGCCGGCAAAAGCGGCATCAATGCCTGACGGAGCATCAGCGGCCTTGGCTTTGACCTTCACTTTTGCGCGAGGCTTGACTGTAGGCTCCACCTTTGCGGCCTTCGGCTCTTCCGAGCGAACCGCAGGCGAAATCTTCACGGCAAAGCCGCAGGCTGCCAAGTACTCGGCGACCTCGATGTCGACATCCGCTTCTTCACCCTCTGCATATCGAGAGCCTGCATGCAGAACGTTTTGCAAAAAGACGATCTTCATGAACACCCCTTGAAAAAATCAGGGGACAAGCCGAAACCCGTCCCCTCTGTACCTTAGATGCAGTCGACCAGGTGGAAGCCGTTGACCTGCTGGATGACCGGCAGGGGACGGGACTTGATCTGGACGATGCGACCAGACGGATTCGCACGCTGGACCCAGGAATCGGGAACGCGAGCACCTTCATAGAACTTCACATCGTCATCACCGGCAAGAGCCACGACACCGTAAGCGAGCATCGTCTTCGTGTCGGGAGAGGCGAGCAAGCAGGCGGTTTCGGGAACCATCGGAACTTCCTTGCCTTCGTCGTTGATGTACCACTCGTCGTAGGCGTAGATGTCGATGCCGACTTCGTTCAGGTAGCCCATGTACGTCACGCCGCTCGGGAGTTCCTGCGGCTTGATAAAGCCGAGATCAACGCGTCGGTTGTCAAGGCACTTGGCCTCGATGAACTTCTTCATGAGAAGGTCATAGACCTTGGAGCCAAGGATCATGTCACGCGGAGCAAAGCCGCCGTTCTTGACCATGGCTCGCTTGATAGCACGAATGTCGGCGAGGATGTCGGCGGCAGTAACGTCCGTAGCAGACCACTTCTTCGTGAGCGTCGTCTTCGGCTTTTCGTTTTCGCCAAGGCCGCCCCAGAAATTGATAACTTCATCGTACCCGGTGCCCTTGACCGTGACCTTGCCGCTGAAAAGGGCTTCAGCGCACATGGCTTCTTCACGACGAGTGATGATGTCATCAAGATCGGAAAGATCGCGACCGAGAATTTCGGCTGCACGTTCTTCGGGCGTCTTGCCAGCGTAGACCGTTTCGCCCGGGAGACGCTTGAGCATGTCTTCGGCGGTCGTCACACGCATCGGAGAGAGTTCCGGTGCTTCGAAGCTGTTCGTGGAGTAGCCTTCACGTTCAAGGACCACGCCGCCGACCTTCGGATTGACGAAGGGAGCGATCTTGCGACCACCCATACCGACGATATCGAAGTCGATCTTCTGGGTGTTGAACGTCGGACGATAGCCGAAGTAGCGATCACGAAGCCACGTGTTGTTCGTCTTCTTGCCGGCTTCGACCATGGCCATCATGGTACGGGTAGTGAACATATCCATTTGTGTTTCTCCTTAGATGGACGGCTTGAAGAAGATGCAGACCTTGCGAGCGGAAGCCTTGAAATCGCTCACGAGGGCATCGTTGTCAGGCTTGAAGCTGAGAGCGTTTTCGTTGAATTCACCGGTGAGATAAACGGCGGCCTCGACTGCGGCATCCGTCGTATCGACGTCTTCTGCGAGCACTGCATAGACATCGGAAACCGTGGTCTTGCCAGCGTTAACCGTGCAGAGCGTACCCGTCGCATCGAGAAGGGCACCACGCTTAAGAGCGCCCTGCGAAGCTTTCACCGTCATCGCATCAGCGACTACCGGCATCATCTGAGACGCGGCAAAAAGATTGTCAGCCGTCGTCGCGTACTTTTCCTGTGCGAGCATAAAAACTCTCCTTACTTCTTTTCGAAACCGCGAGCACCGGCGGCGATGATTCGATCAAGCGCCTCCTGATTGACTTCGCCTGGAAGATCAATGCCGTGAACATTGCCTTCAACTGCGGCAATGCCTTCAAGGCACTTGGAGTCTTCCACCATGCCCTCGCCTGCACGCTTGTTGCTTGCCTTTTCGGCCTTGACAATGGCAACGGCAAGTTCTGCGCCGGTCATCGTCTTTTCGCCGTACTTGGCTTCGGCAACCAGCTGTTCGTAACCGGGAAGGGCACAATCTTCGATGTCCTTCATGCGGTCACGCTCAGCCTTTGCGCCTTCAGCACGAGCCTCATTGCGGATAGCCTCGACGAGGTCGGGATAGTCCGCCTTCAAAGAATCAAGATCCATACGGACCTCCTTCTGAACTGCGGACGCCTTATGCTCCGCTTTGATAAAAGCCTTCGGCATGCCGACGAAGTACTTCGCCTCAGCCTTCAGGCCGTTCAAGTTGACAAAGCCGTCGGCGGCAGAGTTTTGAACCGTTGCCGTATCGTCGACCTCATCAGCCAGGCCAAACTCAACAGCTTCTTCAGCCGTGAAGTAAGTCGTGGCATTAACTTTTTCCTTGATCTCGTCAGCCGTGCGGCCCGTCTTCTCGACATAGATGCTGATGAGGTTTTCCTCCAGCTTCTCGATGTCGTCGGCGGCCTTTCGCATATCGTCCGTAGTGCCGACAGCGACCGAACTGACCTTGTGGATCATCATCATCGAGCCGCGAGGCATGATCACCTTTGCACCCGGCACACTCGTGATGATCGTGGCCGCACTCATCGCGGCCCCATCGACGCGGAAGGTGATCTCACCCTTATGCGCCTTCAAGAGCGAGTAGATGGACAGGCCCGTGTAGACAGCACCACCGAAGGAGTTGATCGAGATTTCCAACTTCGCATCAGTCGGGATGCTGCGAAAATCCTTCAAAAACTCGTCTTCGTTAAAGCCCTTGTCCCACGGATCGTCCTTCGACCCGCCTACGTAGCCGAAGAGGTCGAGCCTTGCGTTTTCCTCGCCCTCCTTGGCTTTTACGTTCCAAAATCGGTTCATTCTTTTTCCTCCTTCTTCTCGATCGTCCCGCCTGACGTGCTCAAGCCCGCTGCTTTCAGCAGCGCTTCTTCTCGCGTTCGCGTTCTGACGATGGACTCCATGCGCATACCCGTCATCTCAGCGGCTTCACGACTGATCGTGCTGAAGCCGTTCTTCACGCGGACAACTGCGGCATTCGCTTCCTTAAGCGGATCGAGCTGGCCCTGAGCGTCGCCGTGCCACTCAGCACCACTCCACGCGGCACGAACTGCAGGATCAGAGAAGAAGCCAGGAGCCTTGATGCGACCCTTGGCGACGGCCTCTGCCAGCCACTCTTCGTAGACAGGCTGACAGAAGGAAGACACAAGCCAGTCGCGGCGCATGCGGAACATCTTCCAAGCCTCGAGCAAAGCGGCGCGACTTGCGCTGTAGCTCGAAGTGAAGTGCTTGAGCAAAAGTTCGTACGGAATCTCGAGTGCCGCGCCAATGTGGCGGCAAACTGCCTGCACGTAACCGTCAAAAGCGACGGACGGACGCTTCGGGTCCGCGATCTCAACCTTCTCGCCTTCGGCCAACTGGACGATTGCGCCATTCCCAAGCTCGTAAGCCTGAGGGTCAGGATCAACCCTCTGCATAGCAGGAAGGCCGCCACCACCGAAAGGCTCATCCTCTGACGGATTCGGCGTCGTCACGAAAACCGTGAACATGCCGCTGACCACGGCGGCCATCAGCTCGGCATCGCTGTAGCGCTTCAACTGCTTCAGCTCTTCGATGACCGGTGCAAGAATCGGAACGCCTCGACGCTGTGCCGGTCGCTCTACATCAGTCATCACGTGAAGCACATTGCGTCGTCCGGTGCGCTCACCAAAAATCGGCACTCGCGTCCACTTGACCCTAGCGGCTTCAAGCGCTCTAGGAATCGCCCGAGGGTGCTTGTTCGCCACATAGACCGCCACGGCATCGCCGTACTTGCCAACCTCAACGCCTCCAAGTACGTTTTTGCCGACCAGGCTTTCACTGAGCGGATTGCAAACTCGGTCTGCTTCAATAATCCCAACGCGCATGTCGTAGATCGAGCCTGCGCGGCGAATCATGGGCATCACAACGAAGCAATCGCCGCTCATGAGCGTCGAGAGAACGACAAGCGACTGAAGCTGGTAGAAGTTCTGGCGACGTTCCGCGTCACACGCTACCGACTCAGCCCACAAGCGCCACTCGCGCTCGGTGTTGGCTTCCCACTCTCGAGCCTCTTCATCAGAAAGTCCGAGGAAGTGCGCATCAACCTGCGCATTCAGGCTCAAGCCGGAACCAACGACGTTCGTTCGGATCGTCTTCAAAGCCCCGGTTGCAATCGGAGCCGTCATGAAGAGCATGCGCGAGCGTTCTCGCAGAGTCTCGATGTTGTCTACGATGTCTTCGTCCGCGTCTGTCGTACCGCTACGCCAGCCAATCATCGACTTCTTTGCGTAGCTTGCGCCACCGTGCGAGTAGCCGCTATTCAGAAGCATCATCCTCTGACGAGAAGCGACTCGACTCAGCGCCCAGCCTGGCGCGATTGCGCCGATGGCCTTATCTAAAAGATTCATCGCGTCATCTCCTACAGGTCACGAGGCACGCCGCGATAGACGCGGCTTCTGCTCGCGGCCTCAAGCGCCGCAACTTCCTTTCGCCAGTACGCGATCATGTCCATGATCTGGCGAAGACTTGCTCTAGTCAGCGACCGAGTGCCGATCGTGTACGACTGACCGGCGGCAACAGCCTGAGAAGCCTCAAGCCAGAGCTGGAGATTCTTCTTCGCTTCTTCAAGCGTGATCCAAGCCATGCGGCCTCCTAAAAAAGAAAGCCCCCGGAGCCGAAGCGCCGAGGGCATTTTGTGAAAGTCACCTTTCAGTGCGATCATTGTTCAGCCGGAAACCCAAATCGGCATTCCACTAACCACACTAAAAGGTGATATATGAGCGCAAAGAATCGCGAGGAGGCTCTACTTTTCCTGAAGCTGATGGCACCCAAAATTACCCTGGATCCCGTCCCAAAGAATTCCGAAGACCATCCCAAGGCGTTTGAACGTACCATCGCATTCAACACTCGAAAGCTAAAAGCCGCGCTCCTTGAGATCGAAAAAGAACTCGAAAGGATCGATGAAGAAGAAAGCAACTCACATTGACTTCCCTTCTCCGCCGTATGATCCTAAAAGTCGTTCAAAACGGTCACGATACTCAAGTGAAAATGACGTTTTGATAGAAAAGTCCGTGAAATACACG